GTTCGTCGGCAGCGTCAGATGTGTATAAGAGACAGAACATATTGTTTGCTATAAAATATTATAGTATTCCTGTTGTTGCTATAATATTTTATAGTATCTTTGCATTGTTGTTAATCAGCAAAGCGGTTAACAACGTTACAAATCAATGTAGATACAAAGATAATAAAATAAATAAAGAAAACAAATATGAAGTACGATTTATCAGACATAATGAAAAGAGCTCATAACCTTTATAAGACAGGTAAATACACTTGGTCTGAAAGTTTGAGAAAGTCTTGGAAAATGGCAAAGTTTACTCTTCGTACAAGAGAGGAAATTGCCAACATGGTAGATTATAAATCTATCGACAATAAGGCTTTTGCTGATAAATTGAGAAAAGAGCACGAAGGATGGAAACCAGCCGAAAGAAGTAAGTATGATGACTTCTCCGCTCCTGTATTGGCTTATTATACAAACAATAATAGAGGACGATTCGGTTCTTGCTTTGTAGGTGATTAATACAATAATATATAAACATGAATGACATTAAAACAGTAGCTGTAAAAAAAATATCTCCGGCAGATACATTGAAGAGTATAAAGGTTGGTGATACGGTGATTATAAAGGATAAGCATGTAAAGTCCAATGTGGCCCGATCCACTATATCAAGGTTGTCAAAAAAGGGATACTCTTTTTATTCAAAGAGCTGTCCTGAAGGTTTAATAGTAAAAAGACTTCAGTAATAATTATCATTATGAATATCAACAAAGTATCTAAACAGATAGCTGTATTCGCTTTAGGCTTTACAGGATTCTTTTTCCTTCTCGGAATAGTTGGAAAATCTGATTATAATGAAGAGGTCATATACAATATGACAGAAACGGCTTACAATGTTATTGTAGATTCCCTCGGTGAAGGTTGCAGCGATACGCAGATCGTGAAGACTTATTTAAGCAACAAAGATTACTACGATAGTTTAAACTGGTAAGGTATGGGACGCTCAAAAAACACCGGAAAGGTAGAGCCGGTAAACAAACTATGGCTCTCTGCCAAAGAAGCAATGGCATACTTAGGATGTGGAGAAAAATTGTTGGAAAAACTAAGGAATAATGCCGAAATATCATTTTCAAAATACGACAGGCGTACTATATGGTACGAACTGAGAAGCCTTGAAAGATTCATAGAAAAAAACCGCGTTGTGTGAATAACGCTCCTTCCTCTTAGCTCAACGGTTAGAGCATCGCTAAGGTTATTTGTTCGTAAGGGTTTAGCGTTTCCGGCCTGTTCCGGTTAGCGATTGTTGCACGTTCGATTCGTGCAGAGGAAGCAAGATACACCGTTCTTTGACGTGTTGAATGTGAGACAAATTTTGAATATCTGATATTCGGATTTGTTTCAATATAACCAAGGATTACGTATAGCGGAAACGCCGAAACTACGTATAGGCTTGGTTATTGTGATTGTTTCTCGCACCGAAATGTCCTACGGTAGAGAAGTATGCGGTTTGGGCGCCCATATCGCGAGAAACAACAGGTCATAAAGACAACATAAGCGTCCGATACAGTCTTAAATCGGCATAAAGTATGCGGTGTAATGAAAGGCGGCCGTACACGCTTATTCTATATATTTCTCGTGGCTCACCGCAAGGCGAGTGGTAAGGCTTAACATCGGAACGCTCACGAGAACTGAATTATCCTATGGATGAATTATTTGTTTAGGTTGCCGGGCGGTCTGAGAAGATAGTCCGGTTTTTAGTTGGAAATCATCAATAACAATTATATGAAAACATTTGAAGAATTAAAAGAAGAACTATTGAACCGGGCAAAAAACGCAAATGCCTGCCAAAACGGTTACAAAATGGGACTTGATGCTAAAAATAAGGCTGATCTATTAAAAGCCATCACCGCTAACTGGTTTTGGGTATTAATAGATGCAAGGATAGTTGATGCAATATATCTCGAAGAAAATTTTACTGAGGAAGAACTTTCGGAAGCTGGTATCTATACACGAAAATGCCATGAGGTAAGAACTGTGTCTTTTGCCTGCGGCAGTGCAACGGTGAAAGCCTACGACAGTGCAACGGTGAAAGCCTGCGACAGTGCAACGGTGGAAGCCTACGACAGTGCAACGGTGAAAGCCTACGACAGTGCAACGGTGGAAGCCTACGACAGTGCAACGGTGGAAGCCTACGACAGTGCAACGGTGAAAGCCTACGGCAGTGCAACGGTGAAAGCCTACGACAGTGCAACGGTGAAAGCCTACGGCGATTCCTATGTAGAAGATCGTACGGATAATATTAGACCGGGATCTGATTACGCAATAGTCAAAGATTACTATAACCATAAGATATATATCAGAAAAGGAAAATTTGAGATAATAGAGGTTTGACCTATTTCAACCGCAATAAGGTAGTGCTATTACTGTACTAAAAGCCGCGAGAGAAACGAAGTGCGCACCGTTTTGATTTAACCTTGTACAGGCGGTTCAAAAGAAGAAATAATGGAAAATGAACTTGAAGAATTATATAAGGAACTGAACAAAGTTAAGTCCTCCCCATTGGCGTATCTTCCTGAATACGGATATTCTTCAAAGGAGGAAATTATTCAGCTTATAGAGGAAGATATAGAGGAGTTGCGCACAGAGATAGAATGTAGTCAATACGATTACACACCTGATGAGCTTGAAGAAGAAAGAATGAGCCTTTGTGTCAGTCAGGGGTTATCAAGATATTGTTAAACTAATAAATATAGAAATAATGGGTACAGTAACGACAGTCCCGCAGCTTAAATCAATGCTTGCGAATGAAAACGTGAAGTCACGTTTTAAAGAAATTTTAGGGAAGAAAGCACCCGGTTTTATCAGTTCAATCGTAGCGGTTGCCAATAGCAATACATTGCTCCAAAAGGCGGAACCTCAATCTATTATGAACGCTGCGGTTATAGCGGCTACATTGGACTTGCCGATAAACCCCAATTTAGGGTTTGCTTATATCATACCTTATGGTAATCAGGCGAGTTTCCAAATCGGATACAAGGGTATGACTCAGCTGGCTATGAGATCGGGTCAGTACAAAACCATTAACGTTACCGAAGTGTACGAGGGAGAAATCAAGAGCGAAAACCGCTTCACAGGAGAATATACGTTTGGGGAAAGGAAATCGGATAAGATTGTCGGTTACATGGCATACTTCTCCCTCACAAACGGCTTTGAAAAGTACATGTACATGAGCCGGGAAGAATGCGAAAAGCATGGGAAAAAGTTCTCGCAGACTTATAAAAGAGGTGGAGGACTTTGGGCTACGGACTTCGATTCAATGAGTAAGAAAACGGTCTTGAAAATGCTTATCTCCAAATACGGCATTTTAAGCATTGACATGCAGCGCGCACAAACTTTCGATCAAGCAGTGGTAAAAGACGATTTGGTTGAAAAGAATATTGATGAAGCGGAGGTTTCATACGAGGATAATCCAACGAATGCGGATGTAAGGCGAAATGCCATGAAAGAAGCATTGGAAGAAGCGGAAGTTGTAGATGAAACAACGGGTGAAATCTTTAACCAGCCAGCGCAATGATAGAACAGGGTTCAAAGGAGTGGAAATTGTCCCGGTTGGGGAATTTTACGGGAAGCCGCATTGGAGACCTCATGACAAGCGGGAAGAAAGGAGAGATGTTCGGAAAGACAGCCCTTTCCTATATATATGAAGTGTGCGCAGAGAGAGATTTGTTGCAGAAATACATTGAAGACGATTACTACTTCGAGATATACCAGCAGCAAGTAAGTTTCAGTAATAAATATACCGATTGGGGACATGAGGTCGAGGACTTCGCGGCAGAACGTTACCAACTTGTCACAGGATGCGAACTTGAAGAGTGCGAAAGCATACAGCATCCTACAATACCTTACTTTTCCGCTTCACCTGACCGGATAGCAATTAAAGATGCTTTAAGAAAGGTGGTAGAGGTGAAATGCCCAACTCCTAAAAAGTTCATGGAGTATATGAACGAGATCAAGGATAACGATACACTTAAATCAGTAAATCCTATATACTTCTACCAAACACAAGCGGAGATGTCCTGTACAGGTTTGGACAAAGCCGATTTTGTTGTTTTCTGCCCGTTCTTGAAACATAACATTCACATTGTAGAGATAACGAGGGATGAAGCTGTAATAGCCGAATTTGAGAAGCGGATAACTGCTGCAAATGAAATTATTAATCAAATACTTAACAAAAAATGAATTTAACCGGAAGCATAGATTTGCTGAAGCTTGAAAAAACAGGCATAGCAACAATCAAAAACAAAAAGTGTGTTATTATTCCCATTGAGGAAAATGACTTGTATGTAAGCATGGACGAGAACCTGAAAGCGAAGTCCGTATATCTTGGCCTTAATGTTAATGAGCGAAGAGAACCGAGCCAATTTGGGAAGACGCATTATTGCAAGCAGTCTTTATCAAAGCAATACAGGGATGCGAACAAGACGGAAGCGGAAGCCAAGTCTAAAGTTTATCTTGGAGACTTCAAGCCTTATGAGTTTGAGGGTTCAAGCAATGCGGCTGCTACGGTGGAAGCGCCTGTTGAGCAAGTTGGTGATGATTCAGGTTTGCCGTTTTAGTTTCTAAATGTATGAAAGCAAATGGCTATTTAAAAAGCGGTTAATAAATAACAAATATGTTATAAAGCACTATTGAGCGCTATTGCTTATTATAACAAATATGTTATCTTTGTGCCGTAAACAAATGGTCTTTGATTATCAGAAAGTATCAGAGTTCTTGAAAAAGGCTGCGAAGATAGGATGCCAGTTTGTTAGTCATGGGAAAGAACACGATGTTTGGTACAGTCCAAAAACTGGAAAGTATTTTCGTGTCGGCCGGCATGGCTCTCAAGAGATAAAAGGCGGAACCCTTAACAGCATGATGAAAGATGCGGGTCTTAAGTGACCCGTACATTTGTTTGCCCTAAACAAATATTCATTCTATTGCAATTATGAAAGTAACAGCGGTAATTGAAATGTGGGACGACAAGACAATCAGTGTATATGTCCCCGAATTTGACGGTTTCAGCTTGAGCGGTCAAGGAAAAAGTGTAGATGAAGCAAAATGTGCGCTACATGAATGTGTCGAAGATTATGTTACCATGTTTAAAGAACAAGGCAAAGACGTTCCTAAATCATTGGTTGATATAAACTTTGAATACAAGTATGATATAGCGTCTTTTTTTGAGAATTTCAAGTTTATAAGCGTATCTACCTTTGCCAAGTATGCGGGCATTAATCCATCGCTAATGCGGCAATATAAACAAAGAATAGCTTTTGCTTCTGAAAGTCAAAAGAATAAGATCGAAAGTGCTATACATAAAGCTGGTAAGGAACTGGCAGCCGTAAGGCTTTGATATATCATTTGTTTACATCTCCTCTTTTGAGGAAACTAAGGCGGTGGAATTTAGGTTTCACCGCTTTTTTCTTGCGTTTTCCTTTGGCATTTTGATTTGAGTTAGTATCTTTGCGGTGTTCATGCCAACGAACAGACATAAAATCATTGCTTTTAGCGGTATTTTTTATACCCTAAAGTAGGCATATATACCTCAAAGATATAAGCCGTTAGTTTCCCTCACGAAACTGCTAATCGTAATGATTGCTGTTTTGTTCGTTGGCGCGAATGGGAAGTCTAACGGCTTTCTTTTTATACAAAACTCAAATTTCAGCGTGAAAATGCCAACGAACAATGAAATCAGAGTTGAGCAGAACAATAGTATGCCCCTCTTTGCGCCTAACAGTGCGACAACTGTATCATTATCTCTACTAAGTACCACAAGCGAAATCAAACGCTACTTCATGGCGGTACTTGAATTATCAAAATCAAAAGAAGAATTTCCGGTAAATCTTGATGCGGTGTGGGCGCTTGCTTATACCACCAAAAGAAACGCCTTTGTTGAACTTAAAAAATCATTTATTGAAGGTGTTGATTTTTACCTTATGCAAAAGAATAAGGTCGTAAATACCAACAATTTAGTAAACGGAGTAAAATACGATTGCCACCTCTCCCTACCCTGCATGGAGTTCTTTATTGCTCGCAAGGTTCGTCCTGTATTTGATGTGTATCGTGAAGTCTTTCACAAGGTGAACGAGATTGCCCCGAAGGTTGCCAAGTCAAGCGCAGCCGACAAACGGAAAATCGCAATGCTTGAAAAGGAACTGGAACAAACGAAAGAAATGCTCAAATGGGCAAGGTGGAGCGAACGCAGGGAAATAGAACTAAAATGCTCATGCTTCCACTACCTTGTCAAGACGAAGCAGTACGACAAGTGGGATGAATACAGACGGACCGGAATAATAAAACCATAACGCCATGATTGAAATACTTATCGTGCTTGGTAGCCTATATGCGGGCTACCTCACTTTCCGCAAAAAGGGAGAGAAACTTTTCTATTGAGTAAAATCTAAGAAATTAAATATTATGAACACTTCAATTATTAAATTCGATTACAACGGAAATGTAATTCCCTTTGAGAAAGGGAGTGATGTTATGGTAAATCTTACGGCTATGGCGAAAGCCTATCCCGATAAGAATTTATCCACAATTGTTAACTCGCAGGAAATCAGCGATTATTGCACATCACTTTCCAAACTAAAAAATTTTAGTTTGGCTGATTTACTGATAGTTAAGAGAGGCGGAGATAATCCTGGTACTTGGGCTCACCGTCTTGTCGCTATTCGTGTTGCACAAAAACTAAATTCCGATTTAGCGGTGTGGGTGGATATGAGAGTAGATGAGCTTCTTAAATACGGTATGACCGCCACGCAGCCAACTTTGGAGCAGATGATAAACAACCCCGATCTTGTTATCAGCCTTGCCACGCAGTTAAAGAGCGAACGCGAGGAGAAACAAAGGATAGAGACGGAGAACTTGTATCTAAAAGAACAGAACGAAGCTCAACGCCCAGCTGTAATATTTACAGAAAGCGTAAAGGTAAGTAGTACGAACATACTTATTGAAGACCTCGCAAAACTCATTACTCAGAACGGATATAAAATCGGAGAAATCAGATTGTACAATTGGTTTGTGGATAATGGGTATTTGGTACGGCACAAGAGATGGAGCAATTCAAGAAGGAAATACGAGAACTATTACACCCCAACACAGAGGGCTGCGGAAATGAAGCTGTTTTGGGTATCAGAAAGGGTTATTTCAAATCCGGGTCAACCACAGTTTACAAGATTTACATGTTATGTAACCGGAGAGGGACAGGTATATTTCATTAATAAATTCAATAAATTAAAAGTTGCATAAAATGAAAACAGATGTAAGAACAGTGTACCATTGCGAACACTGCAATAAAATATCACTCAACAAAGGGGCTATGACATTACATGAGGATAAATGTAAGAGAAACCCCGTTAATAGGGCTTATTGCATAGGATGCAAGCATCTCATAGTAGAGGATATAGAATATAGCGATAAGATTAGTGAATGCGATTCTGATGAGTTTACTCCAGGTGTAAGGCCTCGCCGCAAATTTATATGCGATATAGACAACAAGGTAATGTATCATCCAAAAGTCAGAACGTTCAGTAAGGAGAAAAGAGAGATGATATTTAGCATCTCTCAAAAGCCTATGCCTAATCAGATTGAAGGTTGCAAGGACTTTGAGGAAAGGGATATTCCATTTTGATTATGAAACTATTATTATTAAAATACAAGTATTATGCTGTACGAATTTAAGCTTAAAGTAAACAAGGTTAACGAAAAAGGCGATGAAAAAGAAGTTACCGAGAAATTCATCACTGATGTAGATTTGTTCTGTCAGGCGGAACAGAAAGGACTTGAAATGTACGCTTCTAACAATATGGAGTGTGACGTTTTCGCAATCAGCCGTAGCAAGATACGTGAGATTGTCAATGAGAAGCAGGATGATGAGTTCTTTTACAAGATAACACTTGTTGAGGTTTTTGTTGACGACAACGGGAAAGAAAAAGAGAATAAATATTACGTTCTCATAGCGGCAAGGAATATGGATGACGCCAACAAAAAGGCGGCGGAATACATGAAGCAGGGACTTCAAGATATGAAGCTGGATGCTATTGCCAAAACAAAGATTTTAGACTTAATAAAATAAACCAAAAGCCCTCTACTGATGTAGAAGTCCTGTGAAAGGTTCAGGTTAAGATTTAATCAGCTAACAAATTAACTATCCCGGTGTGGTTTGACCGCCTATCCGGGAACAAGGGCCTGTGAAGATTGGGCAGGTGAATATGGAGAAGTGGTGTAATTGGTAGGCACGCCGCGGGTAGCGCGGTGAGTGTAATAGAAATAGGAAGTTGGTGCTATTCCACCTTAGCAGTCATGCTATAGTAACAAGCCGAATAAACTCGTCCCGGTTCGAGCCCGGGCTTCTCCTCTAAATATATTTACTATGAGACTTACATTAACTAAAACCGAAATTGCAATTGTTCAGAAACTTGTGATAGACCGAAAGCGTGACATTCATAATGCAGGAGGTGACAGCAAGCAGTATGAGATGCTAAGTAAGCTAAATAAAAAGATTGCAAGGCAGGCAAAGAAATTTTATAAAACATGAAACCCTACGTAATTACCTCTATGGCTCTCATTACACACAGCGGAAAAAAGTTACCGCTTACAGTAATAGAGAGTCATATACTGACAAAGCCTTTGGAAGTAATCAAGGATAAGTTGCTTGACGCTTTCTCCACGATGAAAGACAAGCCTGTTAATGTTGAATTGAAAATTAAATATGTATGATATATGATAAACAGATAATAAGAGGGAAGATACCAAGTAAATCAAATTGCTACAAGATTATCACATTATACGGTCATGGTTCTTTGGCGAAACAGAAGGTGCTTAAGGAATATGAGAAGGCTTTTTATGTGCAGTGCGGACTAAGGGATAAGAATATTAAAGGTTTCTTTAAACTGACAGTGGATGTGTATCACGAAAATTTACGTCCTGACCTCGATAATGCTTTCAAAATTTTACTTGATTGTCTGCAAGGATGCAAGGCGATAAAGAATGACCGTCAGTGCATGGAGATAAACGCACGAAAGCTAATAGACAAGGTTAACCCAAGGGTTGAGTTTATAATCGAGGAAGTTGAATTATAGGATTTACTAAATTAAAGGATATATAACAATGGAAGAATCAATAAAAAACGACTTTAAAGACGATAAGTTGCGCTGGGACTTGCTTCCGCTGGACTTGATAGAAGAGGTGGTGAAGGTATATCACTTCGGAGCAAAGAAGTACGCGCCTAATAGCTGGCAGAATCTTCCTGATGCGGAAAACAGATATTATTCTGCGCTCATGCGTCACTTATGTGCATACCGAAAAGGAGAAACGAAAGACGAGGAAAGCGGGCTTCATCCGCTTGCTCATGTTATATGGAACGGGCTTGCACTACTCTATTTTGCTTTAAAGAAAAAATAATAAAAATCTCGATGAACCATTTGAAGATATAGATGAGTATAAAAAATGTTTATATGGAAATAAATAGAATAGCCCATGAATGGGCATGCAATAATAAAGATAAGTCTTTAGAGGAAGCTTTCTTAGCAGGGCTTAGCTATAATCATAAAATTGCAGGATTAAAGAATATAGATGAACGAAAGGATAAGTTTAAGGCTGAAGTACTTCTTTATCAAGGTCAATATCCTGATTATATGCTGATTGAATTTTATGAATACTGGTCTGAGTGCGGGGGACGGAAAATGAGGTTTGAGAAAGAAAAGACATTTGAGGTTAGTAAGAGATTAGCGCGCTGGAGTAATAATAGCTTTAGAAATAATGGGAACAGAAATTACACTAACAAGCAAGGAAATAGCGGTTCTATCTTTCAAGCAGCTGATAGCTATCTGCAAGAACATCAGTAGCGAGATAACAACCATTAAACAAGCGATTAATTCTCCGCCAATCCAGCTGTCACAATGGAAATCCGTTAATGCGGATTGCATAAAGGCCGTCCTTGTAAAATTTATCGAAGGAACACTTTTGTTTTATGGAAGAACGAGGGAAGACATGAATGATTATCAAGTCGCTTCCGTCGTTAACTCTATTCTTGAGAAATACTACTATTTCCGTATTGAAGATGTATGTCTTTGCTTTAAACGCGCACGTGAAAATTCGGCATACGGTAAGTTTTACGGACGCATTGACGGTTCTGTAATAATGAACTGGTTTGCTACCTACGATAAAGAACGTGACGAGATAATACATTCTTTCAATGATGTAAGTACCGAGCATGATACGTCCGAAAACATATCTCGCGAAGAATATAAGGAAATACTTCTTGCAAGAATAGCCGGAGGAGATTTGTATGCCAATGCCGATTACATGAAGATGTGCGAGATAAACAACATATTCTTTGAGAATAGATTTGAGATAGGAAATTACAAGTATAACAGGTTGCACAAGTTTGATAAAAAGTTATGAAGCTAACAGTATGCTGGACCGCAAGAGGCAGAAACAAACGTTTCTATCACGATATATGCCGAAAATTTGGAATATCAGACTATATGAGCATCAACCATGAAACACCATGTGATATAAAGGACGAAGATATGGAGCCTATATCGCTGACCGGGTGAAAGAAATGTTTAATGTGGTAAAAATCGAGGGAGAAAGCCGAAGATAATGCCAAAGAAAAAAGAAATCCTTTTTACTGTGTATTGCCGAAGATGTGCATACGCTAAAGATTTTATTGAAAACTCATGCTTCTGTATGGTAAAAATCCACAGGGTATGTGCGTGTGACCGATACGGAAGAATATGCGAAAGATTTAAAGACAAAAAATAAAAACAAATGAATACACAATTTGAACGTTCAGCTAAACCTACCGATGAGTGGTATACACCAAAAGAAATAATAGACGCATTGGGGAAGTTTGATTTAGACCCATGCGCTCCGGTTCACCCGTTATGGAAAACCGCAGATGTAATGTACAACAAGGACAATGACGGGTTGTGTCAAGAATGGTTTGGAAGAGTTTGGCTTAATCCTCCCTATTCAAAGCCTATGATGTGGCAATTTGTAGAGAGATTATCGGAGCATGGTAACGGTATAGCCTTGCTATTTAATAGATGTGATAGCAATAAATTTCAAGACATAATTTTTGAAAGAGCTACGGCGATGAAGTTTTTAAGAAATAGAATAAAATTCTTTCGCCCGGACGGTACTCGCGGAGATTCGCCCGGATGTGGCAGTATCCTCATTGCTTTTGGAGAGGATAATGCAGAAGTGCTAAGGACGTGTGATATAGCAGGTAAATATGTACGAATAAATTAAACTTACAATAATATATTATGATTAAAAAACTATTACAGAAGTATCAAGCGTACAGGGATAAAAAGTTCCTTGCACGCTTGGAGAGAGTGTTAAACAATAATGTGGTGGGCGCAAACTTATTTATAGAAAAAAATATATTTTCACTCAGGGGATTTCACATGTATTTTCCTAAAGGCGCAGTGGCGGATTTGCTAAACAAAATTCCTCCAAGTCTTGTCGAAGAACGTCTTCGTTCAGGATATTACGAGAAACGAGAGATTCCGCAATCAGGTTTAGACTTTTAGAATAATAAAAACAATTATTTCCTACGGAAGCATTTATATTGTATTTTCCTGAAAGGCTGTTTATTAGATCTCTTTGAAAAATAAAGTTCCCTGCATCTTGTTTTCCTCTGCATGGAATGTTAAGCTGTTTGCAGATTGAGATAGTTAGACCAATTACTTCTTCAGGGCAGTAGATTGATGTTTTTATAAACTCTTTCATAAGTTATAATTTTTAGAATTTGACGAAACAAAAGTAACAACAAAAAGGAGCATATCCAACAGTTATAATGATAAGTTAGAATTTGACACTTAACCTTTCATTAGGATGTGCTCCTTTCAAAAATTTGGGTAAAACAAAAAGAAATGAAACAGACAGTAGAAGAAGCTGCAATGGACTTTGCAAATTATGAATCCAATAATTTAGATAAACTGCCTTTTAAGGTAAAAAATGTGGTCGATTATGACAATGGACTGACGAGGGGTTTCAAGGCTGGTGCTGAATGGCTTGCAAATCGGATTAAATCAATCATGCAGGACGATTCACTGACAGACGGAGAAGTTATAGAGAATATTCATAAACTCTTAAATTTATAATGACATGAAAGAGGTATGGAAAGACACAAAAGGAGTGTTTGGGTATCAAGTTAGTAATTTTGGACGAGTTAGAAGCATTTTTAGTAGATGGGGGAAACGAGCGTATCCAAGGATAATGAAAGGTTCTATAGATTCTCATGGATATGTTCAGGTAACAATTAGCATTAATGGGGAAAGGAAACTAATGTTTGTGCACAGGCTTGTTGCAAAAGCATTTATACCAAACCCTTTAAATTTAGAGATGGTAAATCATAAAGACGAGAACCCTTTAAATAATAATGTTGATAACTTGGAATGGTGTACAAGGTCTTACAATAACTCCTATGGGCATGCGACTGATAGTTATCGAAAAAAGATTTGTTGCATACATGGAGAAACTGCTTACGTTTTCAAATCAATAAAAGATGCTTCAATTAAAATGAATATTCCAACAACATCTATTTTCAACTCATTAAAAAGACGTTCGCCAATGGTTAGCAGAGGTCTTATGTTTTATTATGTTGGTAAAAACGAAATCCCCTCTTTCGATGAGATACTCGAAGCCAACAAGGATGTACTGGAACGGATTAAAGAGAAAGGAGATTGAGATATGAAATTTCCTAAAGTAAAGAAAAAGCAAAAGATTGAAAGGGTTTGTTACAACTGTAAGCATTATTATAAATGCACTGACAGATTTAACAGAGATACTATAAACTGTGATAAATTCAAATTTAATGCTTTATGTAAGAGTGTTTAAAAAAAAGATTAGATATGAAATCAAAACAAGTATTATCAATAGATCAGATGAAGCACCTGAGGGAGCTTGGCTTGGATACGAGTGATGCAAGTATGTATTGGGCAAGAGTATCGCATGGAAGTCGTGTTGATGATAAATCCAAAGGTAAATGGTTTTTGAGTTTGCAGAAATAATTCCAAGTTTGTGGTTTTATGTCATATGAATCAATTCCCACTTACACCTTGCAGGACATTCTTGACAAGCTGCCGAGTTATATTACATACAATGATGAAGAATATCAACTGCAAATACTTCCGCCTTGTATATGTTATAGATACGTAAATTATACGTTTGACGATTTAGATTATAAAAACAATGTGGTATATTGGAAAACGCATATAATATGCTGTGCTGGTGTATTGAAAATGGATATATTTTAAAGAGGGTGAACAATGAAAGCGAGAATAAAAGAAACTGGAGAAATAATTGATGTTGAATGTTGTTTCTATGCCAAGGTTGGTTCTACTGACCCGATTATTCCTAATGGGTTACTTGAAATTTTGAAAGATGATGAAACTATTGATTGGGAGCAGAGACGTTATGAATTGGCGAAAGTTATTACACAGGGGCTTTTATGCGCTCCGGTTGTTGAAGGAGCAGACCCAAATCCTACACTTGATGACTTTGCGTATGTTGTTGTAAGAAATGCGGATGCTATAATAAAGAAATTAAAAGGGGAATAACCATGGATATAGAAGAAGTAAAAAACAAGAAATCGAAAGCTGAAATGGAGATAGCTCATATTTTGGAAAAACTTGAAGCTGAAATAGGTTTAGAAGTCAATAATATGATTTATATACGCAGGGAAAGTGAAAAATCTACGTTATCTGCTTTGCCTGTAAGAATAAAAACAAAAATAATCTTGACGTTTTAATTATGGAAGTAAAGAACGGAATAATAATAGACGGGGTGCTGCATGAAGCAGAGAAAGTGTATAATGGGCATTCTGATTGCAGTGACTGCTCGTTGCGTTATGAATGCGATGAATTTGAGAGCCAATACGAAACGTTTCTGTGTATTGTAATGAAATGTTTTCGTTTCGTCAATCGTGGCAAAGTGACAGATATTAAGATAGATAAGGAGGAATAATTATGGGATTTTCGACACCAGCGTTTATACGCAAAAATACACCGGAATTAAGAAAGAAGTTGGAAAAATTAGGATACAACCATCCTACTGATGTAATTGAAGATGAAAGGTTTTGTATTGCTACATCACCAGTTAACTGCAATTATCATATTATTATTAAAGGGGCTTTTGATGCTACAAATCCTTATCGCACATTGAATTGTGCTGGAAGAATTGATTGTGGAACCAATGAAGAGCTTTTCTTAGCTATTGCTGCATTGAGGGATGATACAGATGACAATCAATGGTTTACCAACGGCAAGGGAGATTGGGGTATGTATCGGGATGGCTCTGACGGTAATTTGCCTGGAATGGATTTCTTTGGGATGCCAAACGACTTTGATTTATCTCATTATCACAAGGCTACCGTAAACGAACTGATTGAACATTTTAAAATATGAAAAAGATAATTATTCTTTTAGCGATAGTCGCACTGCACAGTTGCGACATTCCTGCAAAATACCCAATAACACATCATACACGTTCAGGCTGCATTACTTACATCAATGATAGCATAGTAGTTATCAGTACTAATGTGAGTGGTCTTGATAATTACGAAACGAAGATTATTAATTTGAAAAAACAATAACTATGGCCGAAGAACTTGTAGCATTAGAGACAGCGAAGATGCTGATAAAGAAAGGATTTAATGAGTGTAGAAATGTTGTTGATATTAACAATATGTCAAACGGTGATTTACCAAAACGATGCTTTTCTCAGCCTACACAATCTCTTGCTCAAAAGTGGCTACGTGAAGTCAAGAACCTGCATATTGAAATATACCGTAATGCTTGTGGTTATGGATATATCATTGTAAAAGCCAATAACGGCACATGGATGAAAGCCGATGGTTCCAAAGGTCCTAATGATGGTGGGAAGTGGGACGCCTACGAAGAAGCACTCGAAGCCGGGATTTTTGAAGCATTAAAACTTATATGATTATGGATAAGATAGGATTAAATATAGGCACTATGAATAAATGTTGTATTAATTGCAAGTATTCAAAGGAAGCGTTTTACGATCTATTTGTAAGGTGTGTATATCATCGCTTTTATCCTTTTAAACAATTTGTATGCAATAATTATGAATAGAAACGAATACCGGGAACGCTGCAAACATTACAGCCATTACAGCGGGCAGTGTTACAAAAAATCGTCCATATCAGGCATAGCAAACAATGTGCATGTGAATATGAAATGTGACGGTAAATGTCCTCGCATGAGGAATTACGATAAGAGAAACGGAATATTAATTGATAAAGAAATAACAGATTAATCTAAATGAATGCACTAAAACGCTTTATATTTATAATATTGTTTATGCCTATATGTACTATAAATGCTATCTATGATACTATGATGTTTATAGTCGAAGGCGACAATCACGAATGGTTTGTAATGCTTAATTGGCTGAGTAATAAATTAATAGATAATTGATATGGAAAAAATCAAATGTATAACTTTCGATAAAGCAGCACAAGATGTTTTGTCGGAACAAATCAAGGCTAAGATGAAAGCTAATATGAGCAAAGCCAGACGGGAAGAATACAAAAAGCTGTGTTATAACTTTGAGTATAAGTTTGGAGAATATATACCCAGTTGCGCATTAAAGTCTGGAGAATGTGATGAAGATTGTGAATACATGAGAAACTTTAAAAATAGTAAACATGAATTTAAATAAATTGCGCGATCGCGCCTATAAAACCGCCTGTGAACATGGTTTTCATGATGAAGAATTGAGTAACGAACATTGCCTCTGTCTTGTCATATCCGAGCTTATGGAAGCAGTGGAAGCAGATAGAAAAGGGAAATACTTCAAAGGTATATTGACTTTTGAGCGTGAGTTTAACCGTTATTCCGCATTAGTGGAAGAAGAAAAACGATTTAAGTGCTCGTTTGAAAGACACGTCAAAGATACAGTTCCTGATGAGCTTACCGATGCCGTTATCCGCCTGCTTGATTTGTGCGGACTGCGTGAAATTAAGTTGGAGAATGACTGTTTGGATGATGAAGTGCTTGAAGAATATTCGCACATATTCATTGGCAAAACATTTACAGAGTCTATTTTCAATATTACTAAAAATCTTATTGATAGAGATATATCCTACTCTCTAATTAAGATTTTCGGGCTTGCCAAGCATCTTGACATAGATTTGCTCTGGCACATTGAGCAGAAACAAAGATATAACGAATTAATACCATATAAACATGGAAAGAAATATTGATATTAAAAAATACTATTACTATACTTATCGATCCAAATCAGGTGGAATATGCTGCGATGTATGCTCGATTGAAGATGGTGATTTTGATTTAAATCGCATGATGCGTGATTTGTATAAAGATTACGGGTGCGTGTGTATAATCACTTTTTGGAAAGAAATATCCAAAGAAGAACACGAAGGGTTAATGGAGTTCTGTGATAAAGTTAATAAGGAGAGATAGTAATGAAGCATATATTTTTTTTATTTGTAGGTATTTTGGCTTTATACGAAATCATGAAAGCCTTAAACTGTAAGAGGGTTTATTCTCGTACATACGAATATATACATTCTCCCAAAGAAGATAAGAATACATATTTTAAAAAGCACCCCATGCTTCTTTTAATGAGCGTTTTGGATCTTTTTGAGTGGATGACATTAATGGCAGGACTAATGACAAGTCAATGGGTTTTATTTTTGGCGGTGATGGCTTTGTCTTTATCAAGATTCTACCGCTTCGGTAGTTGGGCCATATGTATAGACTGTATTATTACTGTGGCTATTTACTTGTTTGCTATTATTAATACTTATCATTTACATATAGAATTATGAGTAAATTAAGAAGATATAAAAAGGTAGATACGAGTCTGTCTCATTTGTGCACTTTTGCACCAGTTAAAGATCCGGCAGTGGTAATAGGGTCTTATTACTGCAAAAACATTTGTCCTCATTGCCGAGGGACGTTGAATTATTAGGAGTTAGATATGTAAGATGTGATAAGCCATAAGTAAAAAAAGGGATGCCTGTACATCCCCTTAAAACAGCATTACGCCACTTTCTTACTATCTACCAAGAAAGAAAAGTATTTGGAATGTTTTGGATATATCCGCTTACCATTGACAAAACAAAAAATACAGCCAATGGTATATACTATTAGTTAAAAGTTGTTTTATAACCTGTTAAAATCAGCACATTTGATACTTGAACGTGCAAAAATTACGTTATTTGTATGAAATTTGAATAGTAACATTAATCATGGAAGAAAAAAACAATAAGAAAAGCCTTATGCACACTTTTTTAAAGGGAATATTGTATTTCTTCTCACTGAATGAAAATCCCATAGAAGAGTACGATAGGCGAAGAAAGGAAAAGAACGACTTGGAAAGAATGCGTTCAGACTGGTATAATGTAGGTAATGATATAAGAAGGGCTTATGAAAAATACAAATCAGCAGAAGGAACCTGCTAAGGTTCAAATAAGCCATGAGAGACATTATTCAGGTCCGCTTCCTCTTCCCGAAGATTTGGCAAAATACGATCATATTGTACCGGGGGCTGCGGAAAGAATCTTGAAAATGGCAGAAAAAGAAATGGACCATAGGCATGCGGAAGATTCTAAATTATCAAAAGGCATTATACTTACAGCTAAGATTTCTATTATATTTGCTTTTATTTGTGTCCTTATTTTGTCCGGATTGTCTTTTTACGCCATTCATTTAGGACACGCTGCTGTCGGAGGGAGCATTGCGGTAGGAGCAATTGCTGCTGTGGCTGGAGCTTTTCTTTATAAATCGAAGCGAACGAAAAATTCAATATAGTATTTAATTTTATATTTATTGCAAAAGGCGGTGAACTTGTGGAACACCGCCTTTTTCATGCCCGAGCCTAACCGTTCGGGCTTTTTGTTTTACAAAATTAAATGATCATGAGAGCAACCGAAAAGAAACTAAGAGACAGACACGCCCGTCTGCCTGAACAATACAAGAAGGTAGACACGACAGTCAACGGAGATGCAGAAAACCTGATAGAGGAGCGCAGACAGCTTGAAAAGAACTTGGTTCCTCTTCGCCTTAGCAACACTACCGTTATCTACGTAACAAGGGATAAGCAAAACGAAGCGTATGCAGCAGTGGCGCGTAAACGAATGGGAATAGCCGAACCCCGGAAAACATTTGTTGACCCTCTTTCACAGGAGAACATTACAAAGATGTACAAGGAGGACGGCATATCTCCCCGTAGAATGGCCGAAATATTGAATGTAAGCGTCAGGACGGTGTATCTAAGATTAGCCAAATACGGGCTTACAAAAGTGAAATGCAGATAATTAAAACTTGTAATTATGAAAGATATTAAAAGAAAATACAGTTTCTCTGATATAGAGTTTAAGCCTTACTTTACAGAGGAAGAGGTAAATTTTATCAAAAAGCTGAAATTGATGAAAGATGTTGATAAGTACATGCAAGGAGTGGTTGAGTTTGAGAATGGTTATGGCGTCAGTGTACTTTTAGGACAGCTGTTTCATTCAGACGGGAAAGACACATACGAGGTGGCCGTTACCTATGACGGCCATATAATCAACCGATATAACGAGCAGTGGGTAGAATGCTTCTTGAACCGCGATGAAGTTGAGAAGCTGATGAACAATGTTGCCGGGCTTAACCCTATTGTTGTTGATTCGTTCGACAAAGGCGATTACTTGGTGTATAATTTTGATAAATATCATACATATATAGCCAGTTCGGGAAGAGAAAACATTTCTTTGTTTGGTTCTTTTTACGAAACAAGAAAAGCCACATACGAAGAAAGAGAGAAGATATTCGAGAGATTGAGAGAATCATTAATTTTTTAAACAAAAGCAATGGAAGATAATACATTAGACCAAAACCTTTATACCACCGCTATGAAAGAAGCATTAAAGGTAGAGTTCTTGGAAAGCAACGAAGAGATTAAACTATATGCCGCCTCGCTGTATAATGCGATGATATGGGGTAGAAATCATACAGTTAAAGTAAAATATTAAGTTTTTTATTTGGCGTTATAGAAAAAGGGCGTATATTTGCAGCGTTCAACTTTTATCCAAAGGCAAGCGGAAGCCTGCCATATGCAGGCGTTTTTTATGCTTGCGAGTTTGACGCTACAATATAGTGGCTGCCACCCCCATAGGTATAGTTAATGCTATATCTGCCTTTGGATAGGTTGAACAATGGGACAGGGCAGCCTTTTTCTTTGCCCTTCCGAAAAGCCGGATATGGGCAGGCTACCAGCCCTATAATGCCAATAAAGTTCAATAAATCTATGGCAGAAATTAACAATTTGGGAGAACTGCTCCCTATCAGTGAAAACAACGGGAAAAAAGCCGTTAACGCACGTTACTTACATTCTTTTCTTGAAAGTAAACAAGAATTTGCTAATTGGATAAAAGGGCGTATTAATAAATACGACTTTGTAGAAGGAAAAGATTTTGAAACGCTCTATTTTGACTATCAAGGTAACTTATTGAATATCAGACATGATAATTTTATCAAGTCTGAAAATCAGCAAGTTAGCAAAATAGAATATGCACTATCTATCGGCATGGCAAAAGAGCTTTCAATGCTCGAGAATAATGAACGAGGCAAACAAGCCCGAAAGTATTTTATAGCATGCGAGGAAAACAAGCGTGAACTTTCCCGTAAGGAATTTCTTTTAATGGCTCTTCAAGCGGAAGAAGACAAGGAACGTTTAGCTTTGGAGAATGAAAAACAGCAGAAACAGATAGAAAGACTTAAACCTAAAGCTGATTTTGCTGAAAAAGCTTTTGCTATGGAAGGTAAGGTAGACATAGGCCAAGCCGCCAAAATTCTTAATCTTGGATATGGTAGAAACACCCTTTTCAAGAAGCTAAGGGAAGTTGGCGTATTCTTTGCAAATCGTAATGAACCTAAGCAGAAATACATTGATGCAGGCTACTTTGAAATGACAGAAAAGCCTATATCAAGAAAAAATCATCCTGGATTTATTGTAATGGTTGTGACATGTACTCAAAAGGGATTAGCATACATCAATCACCTGTTTGGCGGCAATCCCTCAGACGGGAAATTAGCAAGAATAAGATAAACTAATATTATTTTGGGTAGGCGTAATCAGTCTGCCCGCTTAAAACCTAAAACAAATATTCATCATGGAAAGAAATACAATACCTGCTAAAAAGCAATATGACGTCAGCGCAATGGGCGAATTTTTTAGAGACATTATAGCTCCTGAAGAGCTTAGAAAGGAACTTGTAGAACTGGCGTTTGATTACGCGCAATATGTAGATGAAGGGAGCACAGATTTGTTTAAAAACAATATGAGTACCATATACATACTGTATAGGGCACTGGAGGATGTGAAAGAATTAGAGACACAGGGTTAACAGCATAGCCATCTTTACCGCAACAATAAGCGGTATAGCATTGCAAATAACGTCCTCGGCTATCTTTAGAGCACGTTCCATTGCATCATAGCAAGCAGTCGGCAGAACATCCAGTGCGGTAAGTCTTCCGACTGCTTAATCAATATGTCTAATTGTTCATTCATAGCTATATTTTAGGCACATATAAGACCATATTTTATTATCTCCCGGCATCCAATCTTCATCGTCAAACCAAAAGGCATACGCCGCTTCGATAATATCCTCTCCATCCAAAACCTTGCACAGATCGGCCCAAAAAGCATTAAAGGCTACGTATTTATCCCAGCGGGTACATCCTGACGGGAAATTCTTGTTCTTGGTGGCTTCCTCTATCTGATCTACCGTCCAATATCCACCCTTGTGTTCGTTGCCTTCCTTGTCTGTGTATTCCATATCGGCAACATCGTGCATGGCAAACTCTTCATTGTAATGGCATCCGCTCATGGCACCGTACAGCTTTCTCAACGCCAGCCAATACTTTTTAGGCTCTTTCTCTTTCATCGGCTCCAGCACATCCGAAAGAATGCGGGTGCTCTCTATCATTACAGCTTCACCCTTGCCTTTGCCGTACTTTTCTATCAATTCATAAATAGTCATGATCTTTTCCCTTTCTTTTAATTAAGTAGTATGTTTTTTATCTGAATATCCTGCTTGCACCTCTTAGAAACACCTCAAAAATGGCGTCTCCGGTAAGGTTTGCCCCTACCTCCCGCCAAAAATTGGGCTTGCTTTGCTTTCTGATTATTTGAAGCAACAAGTCCTGCTGGCGAAGGTGATGTTCGTTGTTCTTTTCAATGTCCTTTTGTAAGAGTAAAAGAGCCTTGACACCGTCATCCTTGCAGTTACCTATACACTCGTTGAGGTATTTGTCCATGCAATACTTCATAATCTTCTTGTTGCCCATATTGTTATTTCTTTCCGCATGACGGGCATTTAACCGTCTTTGCGGGCTTTGGTTTTACAATTACAAATCTTCCCATAACCGATCGTATTTTTTGTTTATATAAGCCAAAAGCAAATCAATCCATAGTGCGGCCAAAGCGCACAGAAAAGAAACAAGGATGCAACGAATAACCGGACCTCCGCATGCAATGCTGTAAGCCAGCGTGAGCCAAAAGCTGATACACTTGCTGCATTTCAGCTTCCCTGATAAGCGTCCTATCTTCTCCGGGTTTACCGGAACAAGTCTTTTCAAAATGCCTGCTATGGCATTGAAAAGTCCCAAATAGATGAACAGGCATACGGAAACGGTTATTATCATTGCATCCCCAATCATACACTACTTGTTTTTGGATGATTTGGTTTCGTTTGCTAAGCTTTCATCTTCACCAAGCAATGCAGCTACGGCAGGCGCAGGAGCAGGGCTTGTGACAGTCAGGCCGAACTCTATTTCCACCGCATTTGTTTTCGTGCAGCAGTCTTGTACGTTGGTAGGATTTACCAGCACATTAGGCGTAACGGTAAGCGTTGCCGATGTAGGTACTGTGGTTGAATAGAACGGTACGGTAATTGAAGTAAACACCGTATCTGTCTGCGGGCATACGTCACAATTGTTGCATCCGCATACGTATGGCAGATAACTTACCGAACCTACCAATTGGATAGACAGCGAATAAAGGTTCCCGCCTAAAGAATCAATAGACTTCAATACAGCCCTCATGGTCCCGCTCAAAGGATATTGGGCGGTGATACAGATGTTCCGGTTACGACACAGATAATGAATCAGGTCAATGTAATACATTATTGGGGATGGTGTCGTAGTCCCTGTGGCTACGGGGACAAGCTCCAATACGGAGGTTTGTCCCGATTTGTTTTTACAACAGCTCATAATGAATCGTTTTTTATTAATATTATTCAGCAACGGGTTCCTCTGCTGATTGAGGGTATTTCTTTGGGGCCGGCACCCGGCTCTTCATCTCTTTTACGGAATCAGGCGTTCCTACACCCAGCAGCACATCGAGTTTTGCTTCAATGTTTATCAACCGTTGTTCCGTAGCTATCAGGAACTTATTGTTTGATACTGCTATCTCGTAAATGGCTTGTATGTATTCGTTCATATTGTTTGTTATTTAAAATATTTGATGATTTGATTTTTTACAAACAGGTTGTCTTTCCACTTAGGGACGCATTCTGTCAGCTTTTGGGCTGTCACCGCTCTTCCCTCGGCAGCATGTTCGTTTACAAAGTTCTGCAATGCCTTTGAGGCTGCATCCGCTTCTTCCTGCGTATCGGCATATACTTTAAAATTTATTTCAAATCCTTTCATGGCGCATTTGTTTTAATTACAACGGAGGCAGAGGCGGTGATACAGGAGCAGCACCCGAAGGCGGCATTCCACCTCCTTTTTTCAGGCTTTTCAAGAACTCTATACCTTGCATGATATCGTTCTGATTTTCTTTCACCCAGCCGAATATCGTTCCGGCGGTATCCCTTACCTGTTGCATGGTTGTGGGAGGAACAACATCAAACGTAGGCAGTTCTTCCATGTCCTTAGCGAGAAAATCATACAGCTTCTCCGCTTCCTCTACGTTTCCTTTGGCTATCATCAGAGTTTGCATTTTCAGTGCAACCTTACTGGTAGGCTTTATCATTTTCAACATTTCCATATTGTATTTTTTCTTTCTCCAAAACATAAGTAGCAATGTTTTTTGTAAAAAGGGAAAGGCTTAGTGTGCCCTTCCCCGATACCGAAATGCAATTAGCCGTTGCAAGGACATCCGCAAGGCTGCGGTGCGCTGTACAATGCTACGGGCTGCGGACACATCTGTGAGCGACCTGTCAAACGGTCAGCCACGATCTGTGCTTCTGCCTGTGCGTATGCGCTTGCTCCTGCTCCCGCCAAAGCGTTAGCCGTAGCGCCTGTCTGAACATTTACGTAGTCAATCATGCGAGGTTGCTGATTTACACGTTCTGCGCGTTCTGCAATAGCCAGTTGAGCCAGTCGGTCAATGTCTCTTTGGTTAGCTTTGCTTCCCTGTGCGGCATAAACGCCACCGAAAATCCAAGCTCCGATGCCAGTCAACAAGGCTGCACTGCCGATAGTAATAGCTGCAATTGATGTTCCGCTGGGTCTCTTTGCTGTTTTTTCAGCCACCATGAAGTGCTCGTAGGAACTCATGTCGGTTCCATCGGACATGGCTTTCATTGCCATTAAATCTTCTGCTGTCATAGTCATAAAATATTTATTGTTTCAAGGCAGCCCGATGTAGGCTGCATGACAAAGGACGACAGAATCAATGTGCTATTATAGAAGAAACGAGCGGGTTATGGGCAAGTTCGGAGCTAATTTCGTGCAGGCAGTTTTTTACGCTCCACTTGTTTATCTTTACATCAAAATGATTCCGTATCCTGTTTACCGACTGGCGGGGTATCTTTGTTTGACGGGATATTTCCTCGTCCGTTAAAAACTGCGATAGGAAGTACACCAAAAGATAGCGCGCGTCTACGCATTCTTCTTTTTTGCTGTCTATCAGTTCCAATTCTCCAACCCCTGTATGCCTGCATACCGTAGACATCATAATCTGATACAAATCTCCTGTTTTCATATTATTCTGCTTTAAAACATGTAATTATTAAAAACAAAAATCACAACCCGGCGTTATTAAACTCGAAAGCCTCGTAACAACTCGGATTGTGATTGTTGTCTCTTGTGTTCGTTTCGCAGACAGAGAACAAGAGATAGGGGCTTTCTTTCTACTCTAAGCCCCGAAAGAGCGTCAGCTAAAGCCAACTTCTACACTTATTTCTTTTTTATCCTTATGGCAAGCCAAATAACGGCCAATGCGACACATGCAATGTTTAGCATCATGCTCGCACCTCCGTAATTGATTTTAAACCGTTCCCACCATGATAGTTTCCTTTCCACAGGATAAGGCTTTGGCACTTCAATTCTTCTTATCTTTTCAATGAAGTAAGGTATCTTGACCGTCACCGTAGATTGGGGATAGATGCCTAATGAGTGGTTCAATATCCCCTTATTCCAAGACGCATAACTATAAGCATACGGGTTATGCAGGAATGACACAGTATCGGCAACAGACACGCTGTCTTTGTAAGGTATCAGCTTCTCCTGAAACGTTGTATCATGGTAGACTATGCTGTCAAGCACTTTGGTTTCAACAGGCACGTAGACCGTCCTCGTTCGGCACGAAGCAAACACGAACACCAGCAGCATAGCCAGCAATCCGACAGACGCCCAAAACAATAGATTTCTTAGTTCTTTCATGGCAAATAGTTTATAAGTTACGAAATAGAGGAATCTTCATTTTTCCACTCCCTGCTATTCAGGATGCTACCAAGTTCCCTACTGTTATGTTCGTAAACCGTTAGTTTATCCTCGTCAGTCAACACAGGGGACACGAAGTCATAATGAAGAATAACCTTACTTCTGTTCACACTCTTACGCGCATGCTCAGGTACTACTATTCCCTTTTGCAAACACCATTCTACTGTTACAATTACATATTTCATCCGTTTAATCTTTTAGTCCAAATTTCATTTAACTTTATCTTCTCTTGCTCTATTTCATCAGGAGTGAGAGATTTATCGTAGAGGGCGAAGTAGTAGATAGCAACATTAGAAAACTCCTGACATCTACCTAAACTTAGATTATATGCATTCGCTCCTAAACTCAAAATATTTGTATCTGATGCATCTCCTGCTATGATATTTCTATCATTATAGGCAGTCTTACTTTGATATATTATTTGATTTGAGTTAAACAATTTAACTGCATTATCTTTTCCAAAAGAATATAAAGCCTTACTACCATTGGCAGTAATTCTTTCAATGACAAAAGCACCAAAACTTCCTATATCATCAGGATAAGTACGTTTGGAAGCAACAGCAGAAGAGTTGTTCGTATTAATTATTTCTCTCCTGCATATCACTGTATAATCCGTTTGTATCGGTATATTGTCACATACAGCATAATCATCTACACCATCGAATACAAGAGAACCTTCATAAGAAGAAGCCGCTTTTCCGCCGTCAGTTCCGCCACTGTGGTCTACACTTCCACCAAACCCGCTATTAGAAGTAAACGCAAAGTTCTTCAGTACAAGTTCATACCCCTTGTAACCCTTTATCGAAGCAGGAGGATTATCATTGCTGTATCCTGACATAAACCAAGCGTCAACAAGAGACTTGTGAAACAAACTCCCCGAACCCCTAGCGCTTGCAGAACCGACACCCGGCAGACGTATGGTGTCAATGCCGATGCTCTGAATTGCGACTTTGTTTAGTTCGATATTATTCATTGCCCTATTTTTTTAGCTTCCAACACTTCCGTAAACGATTCAACCGACACATTAACCCCTGCCGGGACATCTACATTGAAAATCAAGTTGGCACTACCGTTGTACGGGCCATAGCCGCCTACGTAGATTGCATCCATGCCGTCAATGTTGGCATAGATATTTAGCGAACCTGCTTCTTGTCTCTTCACCTGTATGGTAACAGGGCCCTCGGATACGAAAGATGCTACGTACTTGTTTTCCTCGTTTTTGCTGAATGATAAATCTGTTGCTGCCATAATGCTTTTATTTAATTGTTAATAATTATCCTTTGAAATACACGACTTTACCCTTTGTCCCGTCATTACGCATGTCAAGATGCACCCACGTAACATCCTGCTCCAGTCTGACAGGATACGGAAGAAGTATTTGGTTTGCCTTAATCCAGTTGCGCACCTCAAGATCCGTCATACCTTTTACATCGAAATCAACTCCCGTACCTTGCATGTGTGCCGATACGTACACTTTCTCAAGCCTTGTTTTTTCTGCAACAAGCTGGCAGACATTGCATCTAAAACCTCGCTGTGTCTGATTACCGCCTACCTGCCAATTATTCACATAGATAGGCTTGCCAAGTTTCTCCCTGATAACAAGCAGTGTTTCCAACAGGCGGTTATCGAAGAACTGCCAAGCGTTATTACCGTACTTCTCGTACACGTGTCGGCATACAAGTTCCTGAATGTCGAAGTAGTCTTTAATATTCATTTCTTTTCCTCCTCGTTTTTGGTTATTGCTATATTTGCAAAAAAAATCATGTTAAAATACAACTCATTTTTCTATGGATTTATCGACATATCCGGTTCTCTTTACCGAAAGTGTATAAATTATTATATAAAAAGAAAATGGTGCAATAAAAGCAAAGTCAATTAAACTCATTTATTTTCCTCCTTATCTTTCGTTATTATCTCACTAACATCTTCCTTATCAACATTAAAAACCTTTTTGCAGAATATGCCCAAAGCCTTTAATACATTGAAATCATACCCTTTAGGCTTTAATATGTTGCTTACAATAGAACAAAACTCTATAAAGCACACAAAGAGACAGGAATATATATCAATGTTCCACTTGTCTCCGGAAGCAATGTTTATCATCACAACCATGCAGACAAAGGCAAAGTAAGTTACCATTTTACCCATAGTACGGCGTATGGCTCCGGAGAAACGTACTTCCTCATTCATTAATAAACTCTTTCTAACTCCAAACGCCAAATCGCAGATAATAACTGAAAATGATACTATCAGCCAAGGTATCATATGCTCCAATGACTGCATAATAAAGCTGCTTGCTATCACCGCGAATCCACCCGGTATGCTTTGGGTAACAATGCTTTCTTTCATTTTATCGTTATGTTTAAAATTCTTCCTATCTTTGTGTCACGTACAAACTGTAAGCGTAAATTTGATTAATCAGGCAGACTTTAGTTATCAAGATTACTGTTCGTATTAAATGGTCTGCCTTGCCCGCCTTATTCGTGAGAACAGGACGAGGTTTTTATAATATATCTTTTAATACGTTTCATTTCGTTTCTATATTAATTTCTTTATCTTTGCAGACAGCATCAATAAACTAACTACTGTGCATCCCCGTTTGGCTCGTGAGAGTGGAACGGGGAATTTGCTTATTTGTTTCATCGTACTATCTGCAAGTTATATTCACTGTCTGAACATCCATAGTTACGAATGAACCTTTATTGTCAGAGGTAGCCTCAAAGACCAAATAAGAAGCGGTGCCGGACCTTAACAGGCTGCTGAAAACCAAATAGAACTCCTGATACTGTCCCTCGGTTGAAGAAGGCTCTATATATATCTGACTGATATTCTGCAAAGAACTATTTGCGGGTTGTCCGAACTGGCTGCTTTGATATGTTCCGGCCACAACAGAGCATCTTATTTTTATGGTCCCTTCTCCTGAAGAAGGCGTGAACGATGAGTTTTCAGGAATAATGTACATCCCCTTCGCCTTACGCTCTATCTTCATCCTTACACAAAAATATCTTGTGCCTGAAAAAGAGAAAGTAAGGTCGCTGTCTCTTGAATACCAAGTAGGATTAACCAACGTAAACGCCACATAGGTAAGGCTTGCCCGGCGGCTGAAATAGTTTACTATGCTAATCCTTTTGAAAAACGGAGTATCGCTGCCATTCCATGGAGCTACAATGCCCGTTCCGCCCTCGGCACTTCCACTTGAGCTTATTTTCTGAACACCCATACATACATACAGCGACCGCCCGACAAGCTGGCTTGTATTCTGCATTATCTGCGAAAGCTGGATCTTTATATATTCTGCCCAGTCGGTAACGTTTGCAATATCTTGCCCTGATATTTGTTTGTAAGTCGGAGCGTCCATTACATAAAAAGGCATACCCGTTTCCAAGTAGCATTCAACAACAAACCTATATCCGGAAGATGTCGTAAAAAAGTCCCTGAAATTAAAATCGGACCCCGAATTTATCATGCAAAAAGCAGTGAAGCTATCTTCATCAAACATATTCAGTTCCGACTTATAATTAGTTATGCCTGTTGTAAACGGCTGGACAGCCGCGGTATTGTACCCTTTGAAATCACCAAGTCGGTAAGGCTCACCCTGTCCGCCTCTCGGAAGCTGATATTCCCAGTTGGGGTAATTTGCTTGAGAAGGGTTTGTGGTAATTTCATAAGCCATTTTATTGAAATACACATATCCCGCCTTCAATGTTGGGGTAACCATTCCCCACATACACCCGTCCGCACGTGTAGGGTCTGTGCTATAATCAAGGTTGAAGTTTGTTGCCTTTCGGTAAGGTTTGTACTTGGCCCACTTGTTGATGTTAGCCCTCGTTTGGAAGAATGTTATCACCTCATTAGTGACACTTCCCCCCGCAGCGTTCAGTACGTCACGTATGTTACCTGCAAGGTTGACATCGGTATTAGGTACAATAGCCATATCATACCTCCTTCCGTATAATGGTGATACCACCAGTAACAGCAATAGACATATCACTGTCACCGTCAATCTCGTAGTCTCCATGTACGACCCTGTCCGCTTCATATAGGCTTTCATCTGCATAACAATTCCAATTAGAGGATTTTACCCACCCCCCACGCAAGTTGTTGATAACCAATAGATTACCAATAACTAACAAATCAACCTTTACCTTTTTCATGACACAACCCCTTTCTGATTAGTTACTTGAACACATCAAAAACACCCTCTATTGCAGTGCGCAAGATGTACGGATAGTTCTCCGCATACTTCTTCAGGGCTACTGCCTGTTCTTTTGTTACCTTTGACTTGCCTGTTTTGTAGATTTCGCGGGCTACTTCCACCTCGCCCAATTCCTTAGACTGGGAGTATATCACGTTGGCAAACTGCTTAACCAATACGCCAATCTCACCGTCACCGTCTACGAATATCTTAGACTTTGAGCCGTCAATGTTTTCGATTTCTGCTTTGGCAAAGTCAATATCTCTCAACTCTTCTTTTTCTTTCTTTTCTTCCATGATGATTATAGTTTAATGGTTGTACAATTACAATGAAACAGGCTGTGCGGTAGCTATCTTGGCTTTCGTGTCAGCAATAAAGGTGTTGACGGCCGCGGTGATATTGCACTGCTCCTGCTTGTCTCCCACGTTATGGTTGATGCTCAGGTTCTCGTTGCCGTAACTGTTGAAAGTAGCCACCTGTGAGCCGTCTTTCTTCACTGTGCCTGAATTGATATTACCTACAATGCCATTGTTTATCTCGGCATCCGCTTCAATGTCATAGACCTTAGATTCGTCTACGGAGTTATTCACTCTTACTGTTGCTCTCACTAACTTTTCATAAGCCACTTTTTCTGCGGCGGTTGTTGATGTACTCATAACTTTTGTTTTTATTGGTTACTATTCTATTATTATCATATTGTCATTTGCATCTACTTGCATCGATGTGATTTTCATTTGGGAAAGGCCGATTATTCCCAATATCTCTATCCCGGTCTCACGCTCTATGCTGTTTCTCACGCCTGATATGTCGGTAATGAGGAACTGCGGAATATCTTTCCCACCAAACCGCACAAGCGTATTGCAGTAATACACATCTTCCATTTCACCGCCAGCGCCAACAAGAGAGCCGGGGTATTTGCGTCCTCTCACGATGTCGAACTTCTTTACCTTGTCCTCGGCAATAAGCCCAACACTCGCACCTGTATCGATAAGGAAGAAACCTTTCTTTCCGTTTACCTCGGCTTCAATGATAAGCCGCTTGTCTGATAATGATTTGAACTGTTTCATGGTCTATTGCATTAATAATTCTGTATATCTACTGTTTGAGATAGTGTTTGTCCATTGATTACGACAGTTACATTCACTTTCTTTGCTCCGTCAAAATTGGATATTTGAGAACCAAGATATGACTTACCGAAACTAAGGTAGGTATCGGCGTTAATGTACTCGTTGTAAGTAAATGTGTTTATAACAGATTCATACTGAGTATATATAGTAACCTTGATATTGGCCGATAATCTACTGTTGGTATTATTGTATATCTTGCAGTTTACAGATATTACCTTTGTTCCGGTGCTAATCTTAGTAGCGCTTAATTCTTTTAATTCTACTGGTGGCGCGTAATTCTTCAATGTAACCTCACCGTATGTGAATGTTAACGGCGTGAAGAAACCGGACGTAGGAGCCGTACTTGAACCTACATCCTTAACGCTCGAAACAAAGAGGAATGATTTATATTTTCCGGCAGCATGGCGAACCCTGTCAAATACGAATATAGCATTACCCGGATAATTGCCTATTGTTGGGTCATCAGCGACAGAAGCGTTACCGGTAGCCATATAAAACTCTGTACTACCAATCTTTAGCAGTCCGAGACATAAATAGCTATTTCTCCAATCACCAACTACATTACCTCCCGAATTAATATAATGGAGATCGGCTAATGTAAGGTTGTATTGCTGAGACGGTTGTACGTTAACAGGAACCGTTATTGAAAAGGCGGTTGTGCTGTCAGCCATCATTACAGAGTCATTATAAGGTAGATATGGTTGTACAGCTTCAGTATAATATCCCCTGAAATCTTCAAGCCTTAGGGGTTCCGAAGTGCCACCGACTGGAGGTATATAGGCAAAATAAGGAGTACCACAATTTCCAGCAAGAGGCGAGCCGTTACGGACATAATCAGCCATGTAGTTGACATTGTCCCAATACGGCACATTAGACAACCCCCAGTTTCTTGAACTGCGCTCATTATCGGTTACGTTAAAGTTTTTCGGGTATTTGAACGGCTTATACTTCGCCCATTCTCTAATATTTGCATCCGCCGTAAAAAAGCTTGGTGCATAATTGATATTAACATCCCCCCCTGCATCCCTCAGCACCGCACCGATGTTGTTTGACAGGTTAATATTGGTATCGGGTATTATTGCCATTATGCTGCCCTCCTTTCCAGTTCGATAATACGGTTCATCATTTCTTTATTGCTATCTTTCAGCTCCTTGTTCTCTCTTTCAAGAAACTCTATTCTCGTTTCGTGGTTATTGAAATCCTCTATCAAAAATCTTTGGAAATGCTTTGCCATAGACAGTACGCATGTAGTTGCAAGCACATCATAACTCATTGTGAAGAAGCCCTCATTGTCTGTGTCTGTCACCTGTGGAAGAAATGCGTTCCAATACTGGGCGCTCGTTCCTGCTCTGACCTTGCATTTTTCATCCGTCTTGAAAGTGTAATCGAAAAGGTCAGCATTTGCCATTACGTCAAGAGGTACGATGATGCTGTTCAGGACGTTCTTCTTTCTTAAGTCGGAGTACATGGTTATTCCGCCATAGGTGAGAAGATTACCCGGGCAAATAGTATTGCCACTTCCGTCAAGCAGAGTTAAAGTTCTTGTAACTGACGCAAACTCACCTGTGTATTGCCTTACATAGATAGGCTCTGTGCCGTCATCCGCTGTTGCAATCTCTACCCAGCCTTGATTTGACGGGCCACCGCACCTAATACGGAAGAAATCATTATCTGCCATTTGCTGGTATAGCAAGTTACGCTCGCTGCCACCTGAAAGATATTGAAAGGTGATAGATCCGTCTATTCCAACATTTCCATTTACGCTAAGTTTGTAACCGCTAAGACCAGTTCCTATGCGGACATTGCCGCCACCCAAACAGCAAATTAAGTCATTAGATGAAGCATGCTGCAAACGCAGCTGATCGTTATAATTATTTATCTCACTACCTCTTCCGCTATCATTTCCGTTGTTATCTGTCTCAATGCAGATATTAAGAAACTTAGCTCCTCCTGTTACATTGTTTGTTCCGTCAAAAGGCTTACTGAATATTGTGCGAGGGGTTTGCAGCCTGGTGGCTGAAGCTACATTGTCCGTAAGCAAGGCATTGGTTCTGTTTACGTCCGAATAAGATGTTTTGGGAGAAACGGATTGATTTTGAATAGTATATGTGGACGTCCTTAATACAGGGTTGGTAAAGCGATCTACATAGAAATCATATACTGCACCTCCTCTGACATATACATATTCGGTAGACGAATTAGTTAACTGTCCTAAACCTCCAATACAATGTGCACCTTGAGCGCCTGTTCCATCTTGTATCTCATTTATTACTCTACGGGCGGATGTCCATCCCCAAGAAGAACCATTAACAGTGTAATCCAATATTAATGACATACGTTTGTCTTCTCTGCCATTCCATGACCCGGGAGCATACGTATTTCCTTGTACTCTAATTCTTGTTTGCAGAGAATTATCGATACCCATTGTAACAGGATACCACGTATTGTTATCAAGTCCTGTTGTATCTATGCTCACCTTATGATAGCTTTCAAAAGAATAGTAATGATACCCGTCCAACAAATCCGCATCCATCCCTGAACCTGAACCATCGTTGCCGGCATCCCAAACTTTATACCCATTTTGATATATTGCAGGAGCTTCAAAATATTCTCCCCCTTGTTCTCCGACAAGAATTAGACCTGCTGGAGCACGATAATTATCAAAATCATTATATACCAGCTTAACACCTTGTCCATTTGCTATTTGTTCTCTGAATGTTATACCTATTGAGCCTGAATATGAGGGACGTTCTGATGTGTGAGCGAAAACCAAATTTCCCGTTATCGTATCCCCTGACTTGTTGACGTAGCGGTTATCCAGTTCGGCAGAATAGTTATTTGTAGTAAGTATTTTATATCCATCAATTCCCCACCTATCACCATAATATCCAAGTCTTGATAATACTGATCCTTTGCTATTAGCTGCTCCAATTAAGGCGTGATTATCATCATCCCTCATTATTAGCTTTACGTCAGACTGTGTATCAATAAATACTGTCTGTCTAAATTCCTTAGTTCCGTATATTTGTTGATGTGTGTCAATTGTTACCGCATCCGTAATCCCATAGCCGCTTAGAGTAGTAGGATGAGAGGACAGCTCACCAAACGAATAACTCGGCTTGTTCGGCTGCTTGGCCCAAGAATACACGTCACTTGCCGGCAATGTGGTTGGGTAATTCGGCAATGTAATAAGCTTCGTGGTTTCATCAGGAGAATAGGTTGTTCCGTTAAGTATAATCCCGTCTACCGAACCACCTCCAACACCGCCTATTACGCTTAATACACCACCCTCTTTTGACAAGGTGGTATTGTCAATCGGAAGCGCATCAAGAATGGTTGATGCCGTATGACTGCCTTGTGCAAACATGGTAAGACTACCTGTCAAAATCAAATCACCGTCTAACTCAACCACTCCGTCAGAATGCTTCTTCACAAGTATATCACCGATATTTAAGCCGTTTATGAATGACTTGATACCTGTAATGTCCTGTGCACCCGATTTGGTTACGTAATCGGCTAATAGCCCGGATATGTCGTTTTTGGTGTAGGCGTCTGTGATGCCATAGCCTGCAAGGGTGGTGGCCTTATCCGCCTTAACGGAGAGTAATTCAGCTAACGTGCTTGTCTGCGTCTGACCTGCAAGGAATGATTCAAGCTCTTTCCATTTATTGATGATACCGTCAGTATCAGTCCCCTCCAAGAAGTTATCTACCTTAGCGGATAATTGAGACAAGGACGATGAAGTAGCATAACCGCTAAGTGTGTTATTAACCCATTGCTCCGTAGCATAACCGCTTAATGAAGGATAATTAGGCAAGGTGATTATTCCGTCCTCATTAGGAGTGTAAGTGTTACCATTTACCACTATACCATTGGCAGTACCCTTTCCACCTGTTGAGACAAGCTTTCCGTCAACCCACTGAATCGTCACACCGTCTATTGGGAGACCTTCGTAGATTGAAGGGACTTGAACGTCTGCGCCTGCGTACATGGTTACTCCGTAGGCGGTAATCAACGGTTTGGTTAAGAACAAGTATTCCTTTCCGTTATCGTCAACCCTCTCTTCAAGGTTTCTGTCCCAAACGACTTTGTCAAGCTTCTTTCCGAGAAAATCATCTATCTGATCTCTCGAATAGCTGTCACTTCCATTACCGCCAACTCTTGCAACCTTATCCTTATTTGTTTTTATGAAGATAGCAGGGTCTTCATCTGCATTACATACATATATTTCCCCGTCATTAAGTCCGTCGAGCCCGTTTCCGCCCGGAGTAGATATATTAGGAGCTTTAGCCCTGTTGTTTTCAAGGTCGCTCCCATGCCAATTTATTTTATTTACCCTCTTCTTTATCATACTTCCACTGTTGTTACGTTAGTAAAAGCTGATTTGTCAGCCTTGAACTGCAATAGCTGCCCGTCTGTGGCATTATCAATCACAAATGCCCCATATAATGGCGGAGATGCTGGTTCGGGAGTACCTCCGATACCGGCAATATCATTATATTGTTGTTCAAGAGCGATCGAGATGTAGAATAATTGGCTTGATTCAATAACCTGTGTAATTTCAGGTACTGAACCCTCGGAACGCACGAACTTCGTCCCGTCAATTTCTACCATTGAAAGGCATAAGATGCGGTTTAAGTGTTTGGCAAACCAATATGGCACGCCTTTTGAGCTTCCGATTGTAAGGGTATAAACATCATACGGGACTGCGTATAACTCCTCTATCTCCTGCATCTGATTGCGGTATTGCTCGTTGCTTATATGAGAAGAGTATCCTTCCGGCTTAAATCCGGCTTCTACCCGGAACTCAAACACCTGTTGAGTATCGTTTATCCAAAATATGTTATCAAAAGCGGAATTATTACTCTTGTGAGAATACCTGATAAGCGTTGTTTCCTCTAATATAATATCAGAGGAGCACACCTCGAATGGCTCTGACGCATTACCATTGACAGTAACCGTATATTTTGCATCATCCAGCCCGCTAAGGACTGCATAATGCATTAATACGTTATCATTTTGATTGTATGTAGAAAGAGATACAGGAGTAGAGGTCTCGGCGACAAGGTTGTTAAGTGTTACTGACACCTCCTCCGAAGCGCTCACAAACACCTGTATATGGATTTTATCAGAAGTGTGGAACCTCTGAATGTAGTCCATTTCCAGCCCAAACTTATTTTTTATAGGTGAGAAAAAAAGAGGGCAAACATCACCAACCTTTACCATGTCTTTTCGTCCTTTTTACGGTGACGTGCAACTTTACACGTCCTTTGCAAATGTACATACTATTTAGAATAATTCCAAATAAGAACCAATAAATTAAATAAATTATTATCTTTGTATCGCCATGTGATGTTGCATGGAACTCAAAATCAGGACTTATGGCAAACGAATTTGTAATTACAGATGTAGTAAGTAAGGAAGCTTTACAGCAGCTAAAAACATTATCACTTGAGTTTGATTCGGCAAAAGGTAAGTATGTAGAATTTGCAAACACATTAGCGGCAAGCTCAAAGACAAATCCAAGGACTTTTGACGAACTTTCCCAAAAAGCACACGATTATACATCCATTCTTGAAAAACTGAACAAGACACAGGAAAGAATGGAATCCATTCAGACAAAGCATTTGACTGTATTGCGGCAAATATCCCAGCAGTTTAACTCTATGTCGAGTCTTCAAAAACTAAACATCCTGTTTGAGCAATTTTCTAAAAACGTAAAAAATGCAAGCGATATGCTTGCCGGGCTTTCTTCTTCTTCCAATCAGGTTGCTTCTGCACAGGAAAATGCAGCCAAGAGCACACAGACTGCAAGCGACACGATAAATCAGGCATCCGCTCAACTTCAAGCAGCCAACATGAATTATGCTTCCATAATTGATACAGTACAGGCTTACGATAGTGAAGTGACTAAATTAACAGCTGACACCATAGCCAATAAAGAGGCTATGAAGAAAATACTATCTGATATTCGCGAATTAAACAAATCTTATAAAGCAGGAGAAATTACCTTAACAGAATACATTAACCAATCTTCTTTATTAAAACAAAGGCACTCGGAACTAATAGCACAAAATCAACAGTATTCAGCTTTAATAAAAAATCATTCCACTTATGTAATATCCGCTTCCGGTAGTTATAATGAAATGAACGCCGCCATGCTTGAATTACAAAAAAGGTATAAGGCGTTAAGTGAGGCTGACCGGGAAAGCAGCGTAGGGAAAAACCTTATATCCCAAGCCAACTCTTTGAACAACAAATTAAAAGAGATAGACGCACAATTTGGGAACTATCAAAGAAATGTGGGTAATTATGCGTCCTCATGGAATGGATTAAATGTACAGACGCAACAATTATTGCGGGAACTACCGTCTCTTACAATGAGCTTCAACCAGTTCTTCCTTGCTATCTCCAATAACTTACCAATGTTTGCGGATGAATTAAGAAGAGCAAGCGAAGAATTTAAACGGATGAAAGCTGAAGGATTAACTGCAATTCCTGTTTGGAAACAATTGTTAGGTAGTATCTTTTCTTGGCAGGCTGCACTTGTAATAGGTATAACATTGCTGTCTGCGTATGGTTCGGAGATTGCAAAATGGATAGGAAGTTTGTTTAAGGCAGAAAAAGCAGTTAATGAGGTAGCAAGCGCTGAAACTAATTTAGCAAATGCAAGACGCAAGGGAATTTCTGACAGCATGAAAGAAAGGACAGAACTGGAATTTCTATATAAAGCCACGCAAGACACATCTCGGTCAATGGAAGAAAGAAATGCAGCGGTTGAAGAATTGCAGAAAAAATATCCTTCTTATTTTGGGAATATGTCAAAGGAGTATATTCTGTTGGGGAAAGCAAATGATGAGTATATAAAACTTTCTAAATCTATAATAGAAACAGCAACCGCAAAAGCCAAGATGACAGAAATAGAAAATCTTTCTACAAGAGCATTGGATTTATCAATGAAAGCAGCGGGCAAACTAATGGAAATACGAAAGGCAGAAGCCGAAACAGACTATGTAGACCCTTTTTCAGGGGAAATTATAAAATCCGCTGATAGAGTGGCCCATTTAAGAAAGGAATATGAAGGACTAACTAAAGATCTGCGTGATGTATATTCTGCCCAAATAGCTCTATCGAGAAGTATAAAAATTTCAGATTATACAGAGGGAGACGATAAAGACAAATTTAAGGAATATGCCGAATACATTAAAAAGATAACAGAGGATTTAGCTAAATCAAGGATTGATTTAATTGCCGACGGCAGAAAAAAGGAAATAGCCGAGGTTAGTAGAGAGTATGAAGATAGGATTAAGGAGATAAAAGGCAATTCTGAAAAAGAAATTGAATTAAGGAAAAACCTTGAAACGCTGAAAGGAAAAGCCATTGCGGAAATAAACGATAAATACGACAAGGAGCTTCTTGAAATAGAGAAAGCAAATCTTGAAAACAGATTGGCTTCCATTGGCGATAATTCCAATGAAGAATTAGACAAAAGGCTTAATCTCCAAATCCAACTTAATAATATGATGCGTGATGCTGAAATAAATGATGCGGAGAAGAACGGAAACGATGTCTTGGCAATACGAATGAAGTATATGAAAAGGGAGAACGATTTGATTATGCAAAACCTTGAAGAGAGATTTGGGATGATTGAATCAAATACCGATAGGATGATAGACAGGCAGGAAACAGCCGCTTTGGAAGAAGCTAATTTGCTTAAAAAGCAGTATGCAAATGGGGAAATAGGTAAAGAGGATTACGAAAAACGGCTGTATGACATTGGGGTAAAATATGCTAAGGCCCGTCTTGAAACACTTATGAAAGAAGTAGAGGCTGAAATGGCACTTCTTGATCCAAGTAGTGAAAAGTATCAAGACTTGGAAGATAGATTAATCAATCTTCAATCACAGATAAACGGAATAAACTATGATGATGCCACTAAGAAACGGGAAGAATGGATAGATAAGTTTAAAGAGGGTTTGTCAGGGATGAACTCCGCCGCAAGGGATGCGCTTGGTGAAACGGCAGGAATATTCGAGGGGTTATCTGATATAATGGTTGACGTAGCAGAGGATGGAAAGTTAAGTTTTGAAAACATGGCGCAAGCCGTAGGAAAGATAGTATCAGGCATCACTTCGTTAATGACAGATATATATGATGCTCGGATAGAGAATATTGAAAAAGAACAAGAAGCCAACGATGAAGCATACGATAAGGAGATAGAACGTATAGAATCACTTGAAGAGAACGGAGCTATTTCCACCGAAGAAGCGGAAGCCCGCAAACGCGATGCCGAGAAAAAAACAGCCGCCAAGAATGAAGAACTTGAAAAGAAAAAAGCTGCATTGCAGGAGAAGCAGGCTAAATGGGACAAGGCAAATTCTATTGTTCAGGCGGGGATAGCCACCGCTTTAGCTATAACAAAAGCATTACCTAATTTAGTTCTTGCCGCTTTGGTTGGTGCAATGGGCGCTGCTCAAATTGCTGTTATTGCTGCTCAGCCCATTCCCAAATATGCAAAGGGTACAAAGGATCATCCGGGCGGATTGGCTATTGTGGGTGACGGTGGAAAGAAAGAAGGTATCATAACTGATAATGGATTGTTTGTTACGCCCGATAAGCCCACATTGGTAAATCTACCGGCGCACGCACAGGTAATTCCGGACTTGTCTTATATATATGACAGAGACGGCCTAACATCCGATTATGGCATGATAGAAAAGAAGCTGAAAGATATGCGAGAAAGTGGCATAGTAGTCAATGTAAACAATGATTACAGCAGCCTTGAAAGGGAAATGAAAGGCAATACAAGGCAATTGCAGAACATCGGAAGAATGATGAAAAAAGCTAACCATATCGCAGATTACAACTGGATTTCAAACCGTATATAAACTATTGGATATGATATACAATGATTTAAGTAAGATATCCCTTTCCCGTTTCATTGACATCTTTCTTGGAGATATTGACAAGGTTGTTCAAGGCGATTCGCATAGCATAAAAGAAAAGGTTTTGGCTGCCGAGAAGCTATGTAATGAATACTTGTCAATCATAGGCGGTAAATCAGCCGTTGCGCAGATAATCAGAAGAAACGAAGTCCTTAATATTCAAATACGGCTGAACTGTTTTTCCATGTGCGAAAAATTAATCTCTTCCGGGGATTGGGATGTAGTAGTTAGCATTATGGGAGCTTTAGGATACAGGTTCAAAGAAGATGAACACGAAAAGATAACAAACCGGATAAAGAGCGTTTCAGCTTCCGACAATTACAGACTGGCAAAGCTTCAGGAATCGGCCGCAAATTCCGGTAAGGTTAAAATGGATAGGGATTATTTCACGAAGGAAAGGGTTTCTCTCATGTCTCATGTAAAGATGCACATTGATGAGAACACTTTTTCCGCCAAAGAATACGCCTATATGGTTAGGCGCATGTGTGACGAGATAGATGCTTTGATTCGTTCAACTTCAAAAAAGAAATAAGATGTATTATAGATGCGAGTTGCTGGTAGGAGGTAATGTACATGACGTAACAAATGACCTTGTCAATTGGGATGATGTAGAGATGTCCTTTAAAAGAAATGACTATGACGGTGTCGTGCGTAGTTTCTCAACCAAATTCGAGTTCTCAGGAGGAGCTTATTCTCTTCTTCTAAGAGAATATCAGTCAAACTATTTAAAGTCATCCGCTACGATTGTGTTTTATGTAAGAAACAATTCGTGGTTGTTGAACGAAAAGTTCAGGTGTGCTTTGGATTACTCAACATTCACATACACCGACATATCATGCGAGATTAATGCGGTTGACAATAGCCTTGCAAGTCTTATCAAGGCGAAAAAAGGCACACAATATGAATACTTGGTTAGCGAATTGAAGGAGGCGGAACCTCTGTATTATGATAGGCTGGAGATGTCGAGTAATATAGAATGGGTTATAGGAGGAGAAGTTAGCGATGATGCAGATTGGGTATATAATACTTATGATAATGTTGGTAATTCAATTGTACCGTTATACATAAAAGGCACTCCGGAAATAGCAGTTAAAAACAAAGTAGAAGTTACCGATGTAAGCATTCCTCCAAGCGGAGAACCTGTACCTATACCGAGTTTGTGGTTTTTTCATAACATAAGTTCTTTACCTCTCCATATTAGTGTAGACTTTTCCACAGGGGTTACAGTTGAAAAGTTAACCGACGATGCATCTGCAACATTAATTGTAGAGCAAAGATACGGTAGTGGAGGTGATAGAACTTTGCTTGAGCAACAGTTATCCGGTATTAGTGGAGCAATACAGCCCGTATCGATACATAGAGATGATTATACAATGTTTATTGACGGCTATCTTATATTTAGAATAAGCATTAAAGGAAAGATTAAAATCGGCATGCGTAATAACCCTTTCAAGATAACATTTAAAGCAATAGATACACCCGTTGACATTAATGTAATTAAACCCACAACCTTATTAAACAGGCTTCTTAAGTCAATAAATGGAGGTAATGAGGGTGTAACTGGAGAAATATCCATTCCGGCCGGGGATGCTTATAAAGGGGGTAAAAATGCCATGATTGCCCCCGCCGAAAGTATCAGAGGAATACCAAATGCCAAAATCTATACATCCTATACCAAATTCGCAAACTGGATGAGTTCTGTTTTCGGGTTTGTTCCCGTTATAGGTGATAACAAGGTAACGTTTGTGCACAGGGATGTTCTGTTTCAGGATAAACTGGTGAAAGACCTGAAAGACGATACGGTAGACCTGAATTATAATGTAAGCTCCTCAATGATATATTCCCGGCTAAAAGTAGGATATGACAAACAGGACTACGACAGCGTAAACGGACGTGATGAATTTCATTTCACAAACGAATACACCACCGGAATTACTCTCACAGAGAATGCGAAAGAATTGATAAGCCCATATCGCGCGGATGCATACGGCATAGAATTTCTTGCCGCAAAAAGAGGCGAAGATACAACGGACAATGACAGTGATAGTGATATATTCTTTGTTGGTGCCGCACTCGAGGGAGGAAAGTATAAACTTGTACGAAGCGGATACACCATATCCGGCGTTATATCTCCGTCTACCATGTTTAATGCCATGTATTCGCAGCGCTACATGATTGAAGCGAACGCACGCTACCTTGCCGCCTTTGCAGAGCAGTTGTCTTTTACCTCCTCTGACGGCAATAGTGATGTTGAGATTAACGGAGTAAGAGAAACCAACGACATAGCATTAGGTAATAGGCTGTTTACGGTTGGGGAATTATCGGTAGAAACAGGCGATCAGGGAACACCCTCTGATTTATCAGGCTATATACGGATAGAGAAGAACGGGAACGTATATAAAGGATATGTAAAAAGTGTAAGTTACAATCATGGAAAGGCAAAACCTGTAAAGTATTCACTGATAGTTAAGAGCGTAGAATGAATATATAGAAAAAGCCAGATGTAGCGTCTGGCTTTATTATTTTATCTAAATAACAGTCAATTTATAAGCTTGCAAGCCACTTCTTGCCTGATTTGGTTTTGAGCCAAAGTGCAAAACCTCCTCCTATTATACTCGTAAATATAAATAATATTGTCAATCCATCCATAATCAAACTATTATCACAACCCTTTTATCCACTTTTTACCGGAGGGAGTTTCTGTATAAATCCAAAAGGCAACAGTTATTACTGTTATAAGCCCAAACCCATATAATGCAACCATAATATTTATCTTAAAATGTTATTACCTATTTTTGCAAATAATACCGTAAGTATAATTCCCATAGAAACAAGAACAATAAATAAAATGTTATCATAGAGTTCTTCTTTCACAAGGGTTATTGCCAATCCCAAAGATAATACAGTAAAAGAAACTTGCGCCAAATTAAAAAAGAATCCTGCAAGCTTTTCACGCCTTACCTTATCCTTTTCCTTTGCCTCTTTCTTAACTTCTTGTTTTTCGCTCCAGCTTCCCATGCCACCTTTATTCTATAATATTGTAGAACGACAGAACGAACGACGCAATTTAAACATAACACTACCTAACAATGTTTACTACATTGTTAATAATATTATTTCCGATACAAATTAAAGCAGAAATAGGGATGTAACCAAAACATGAGACGGATTTCTTTGTAATTTAGAAACGGTCTAAATAAGCATCAGTATATTACTGCATTACCGCTAACGATGTACACAGGCAGATTAGACTTACTCCATATAATTATTTATCTTTTATCTACATATTCTCTTGCTATATTTAACAGATAAGATTTTTCTATTTTATCAAGTAGCTTTTTATCATCATCCATTAAAGTGTTTTTTATGGAATCCATGTTTAAAAAAGAGGTTTCTTTTTTTATCTGTTTTTCTGTTTTTTTATTTAATATGCCCAACCCTATAATTTTCAATTCTTTAAATTTTTCTCCAACAGCACTCCTTGCATTATCAGATATATTATTTGTAATCGGGGAAGTAGATATATTTAATATTGTAAAATTAAATTCATTAAATTTTTCTCCAACTGAAATATGTCCATTCATACTCCTATTGAAATACCCCATTAAATATACATTTGAATTTTCGTTAATATTGGACATATTATTAAACACTACATCGTTTTCTTTTGAATTATTATCTATGGTATATACGCTCTTCAATATAATTCTATCATAAGGGTATCCTACTTTATAATTGTCCCCATTGTATTCTATCTGTCTCTTATACACATCTCCGAGCCCACG